TTAACAGCGGCGTTTGTAGCGCTGATGTACAAATTACCATCGGCTTGACGCCAGCCATCGCGGTTAAGGATCAGCGGTACAACGTCTTGCGCTTCGATAGCATACGTTGTAATATCGCCTATTCTACCGAAGCCATCGGCGGCGCTGGTTGCGGTAAACGCGTACGGCGTTGCGGCGTGCGTATTGATCACAAGTACCAGAAGGCGCGCGGCTGATCCGAATGGAATTTGATTACCGTTCGCAACGTCGGCGGCAACCTGTACCGCGTCGGCGCTGTTCGCGACAAGCGGCAATGTAGGATACGATCCTATAGGCGTCGTTAGTGCAACTGGTGTACGTGCCATCGTTGTTAACCCCTTTACTATTGTCGGCTGTTACCTGATCGCGGATAGAAACCAGTGTAAAACGTTTCTTGAATTAAAGCCGTTTTATAGCCGTTTTAAGGCTTTGCTATGCGGCGGCTTTACCTAAACCCCTTACACCCTAAAATGCGTTTTCGTTTACCGCATTACAAAGCCATCGAAGGATCGCGCCGCGCGTCGGCTGATAGATGTACCTGATCGTACCCTATTGGGCCTGGCTTGCCAGCTGGTAAAGCCAGGTTAGACGCTAGCACACTGGCTAACCTACACGGCAACTTCGTTATACCAGATGATAAGATCGATCAGCGATTGATAAACGTTGCTAGCTGGTTCGCGCTGTTCGATATCGTTTTCGATTGTTATACCGCCGAAGCGTATACCGTCTATTTCGCGCGCCCGCGTTCGATCTTTCCATTGTAGATTAACCGCGCGAAAAAATGAGATTAAAGCGGAGCGAACCAGCGCGCGGCTAGCGGCATTGTTAGCCCATATGGTTAGCTGTAGCCGCTGGCGCGTCAACGATCCGATAGTTACTAGACTATTCTGGCGTATATTGCTAACGCGCTGGTATGACGCGGCTGGCAATGTCGCGCCTTGCGGTATGTTATCTGGCGTATAGCGGAGCGCTGGCGTACCTAGAACCGCGCCGATTGTCGGTTCGTTTTTTAACAGCGTTACTAGCGCTTCTTCAACCGTTGCCATATTTCAACCTGTTAAGGGTGTGATAGTAAAAGTTCGTAGATTATTTTGCATATGTTAAAAATTTATTTTTCTAGATCAATACTTAATAATAGTATATGCCTTCACACCCTTAACGCCAGGCTAGCCAGGCACGCCAGCGGAGCTATAGCGCGTCTTCAACCAGGGCGCGCAATGCCGCCGTAACTTCGTTGATTGCTTCGGCGCGTTTCGCGTCAAATGCTGGTCTAACGTGCGGTCTAGCGCTTTGATGATAGCTTCTACCGCGCGCGTCGGTTTCTTCGTAGCCGAATTCTAATCTAGGCCCATAAATAACATCGGTACCCGTAGTGTTATACGCTGATGTGCTAGTAGTTTCGGCGGTACCTAAATGCCAGGATCGTTTATATGTACCAGTCTTATACGGCGCATTTTCAACTATTTCGTTTTGTATCGGCATTAACCCAGCGTCAACAGCTGTAACTAATTTAGCGCCCGCGCCCGCGCCTTTAAGCGATTGTAATAGTTTTTTAAGTTCATCGCCGCCTTTAACGTATGTTTTCGCTTTCATAACGTGACTTTCTCAACAACTAACGCCGTTACCGTATCGGTACTTTCGGTAGATACGTCGGTTATGTTATACGATATACCATCGATAACTATTTGCTGTTGATCGCTGATGTTAGGATAGAAGCCAGCTATTAATACATTCCATAGGTTAGTAACTATTGTGTTACCCGCTTGCCGCTGTTCGCCGCCGCTAGCTGGTTCGATATAGCACGATAGTTGCTTTAACAGCGGATCATCATTCCAAACGGTAACAGCTTCGTTATGACTGTTATACGTAGTTGTACCGTTTTGAATAGTCGCGCGGCTATTAAAATGCCGCCGAATGTTACGCATTAATCTAGGGTGTATTAGTTCGCTAGCTGGCATTGCGTAAACCCTGGCTAATTAATATATCGCGATAGCTAAAATCGTCAACAACCCATTCGGCTATACCAAACGTTGCGCCTTCTGTTAACGCTTCGTTGTCGGCTTGATCGCGCAACAACCTAGCATTAGCGCGAAGTTCGGCGGCAACTTTAGCGCCATCGGTAGATAGTTGCAATATCTTGATAACCTTTTGTACCTGTACTTCGTCGGCGGCGATTGTTTCAAGCGCTAAAGCCGCCGTACGCTTCAAATTAAAGCCTTCCATTACTAGAAACGCTTTAACTTCGGCGTCAACGAAGATCGGAAAGCTAGCATCGATATCGCGTATACGATTACGTATATAGCTGATATTTAATAGCGTACTATCAGCGCTATCAAGATCATATGTAAACGTTGCACTATGCGGCATTTGCGTACCCTATGATGTGCTAATGATAAAACAGCTTGATTATAGTTATATAACCAGATCGCCTAACGGCGTATCGGCTTGCGGCTGGTACGGCAACGCTCAAAGAAGCGTACCAGCCGCTAGCCCTATGAAGGGCGCGTTACTGGCGCGCTGTAGGCTTTGCCGCTTTGCTGGCGTCGCTTTCGGCTTTGATCGCATCGCTGGCGGCTGTTTTGTTGTCGGCGGCGCTGGCGTTAGCGTCAACGTCGGTAGCTTCGGCGGCTGTTAGCTGGGCAACGTCAGGGCGCGCGGCGCGCGTTTCTGGCGGCATATTTACCATATGCGCGGGTACGGCGGCGCTAACAGCGCTGGCGGCTTCGTCGGCTTCGATTGCTTCGATGAATTGACGTACCGCCAGCAACATAGTGTTAGCGGCGTCTTTTACGGCTGTACTGTTTGCCATTGTTGATCCCCTTCTACTATCAACTAATAACGGTTACGGGTTTCTTGCCGTTTGCGGCGTCGCTTCGGCTCATTCGATAGCGACGCCGCGCCAGGCAACCGCGCCCGCTGTACGGCTATAACGATGCTAGGTTGTACCCAGCGAAGCAACGGTAGCTTTAGCGTCAAGCGCGCCGCCGCCGAAGATGTGCCGAATTTTGTAATCAAGGCTATCATCTTCGAACGATCCTTGCATCGGATCAACCGCGCCGCCGCCTACGCGTACCGCGTTCGGCGCTTTCATAAACAGTTGCGGCGCTTCGTAGCCGCGCAAAAAGTCAAATTCGAAAGCTGGTCTACCGCTAGTAGCGGCGGCGTGCAAGTACCACGCTGTAGCGCCGTTTGTAGTGTTGATCAAGTTGAGATAGGGGTTAACAACCAGCTTGACGCGGTTACGCAAGAAATTTAGCGTTTCCATTCGCATAGCCGCGCTATCAGCGCCGAAGATCAAGTTAGTCGCGTTTAGGATCGTTTCGGCGGTAATTTCTAGCGTTGTCGGTACTTCTAGGATCGCCGCTTCGATTGTGATCGGTTCGCCGTCGGTATCTTTCATTAGCGATAGCACATTCAAGCCATCGGCTAGCCCTTGCGTTGATAGCTTCGGATTATCAACGCTAGCGCCGTTAGCGATCAACACTTGGTTTTTATTGCCAGCGGCGTAGATCGTTGCGTTTGGGCCTGTTGACGATACATAGATACCAGTTGCGAACCGCTGTTCGGAGCGCCGCGCGGCGCGGCTAAACCGGCTGGGTGTATCGGTAATCGCCGCTAGATCGTCGTTTACCATCGTTTCGAAGCTAAACGGCATACGACGCCCATACTTTTTGATCGATATGTCGTACTTCGTCGGCGTTAGCTTTGACGCTTTGTATTCGCCTAACTCTTTTACTTCGTCAAGCGTATTCTCTGCGCCGTCCATAACGAAGCGCCGATTAGTACGAAAGTCGCGAACCGTACCCATTCTAAAAATCTGGCGGTACGTCGGCGGTATTTCGGCGTACGTGCCTAACATCTGGCGATCAATGATATCGCCAAACAGCAACGAAAAATCGCTGGTTGACATTGCTTCGCGTAGCCATAGTTCAGATAGCGCGCCGCTCCTAACGCGATCAATCAGCCGCGCGGTTTCGCGCAACGCCTTGCGGTATGCGTCGCGTCGGCGGTTGTCGGTATGCTTCGCGCGCCCGCTACGCGTAAACGACAAGTTAACGCCGAACGCTGGTTCATCGCGAACGTGTACGGCTGGTACGTACGCTTCGCGTTCTTCGATAGTTTCGATCAAGTCAAGCATTGTATCAGCCATCGTTGTTGCTCCTATGTTGCGCTTTCGGCGCGAATGAGCTAGCCGCCAGGCGTGCTAGCGAACGGTTACGGTTGAATAATCTTGACGGGCATTTTACCCGTTGATCCTTGCGCGCCATAGCACGTACCGAAGCGCGTATTAGTACCGACTGTTGCGGTTAAGCTGGTCACTAACCCAGCCGCAACAACGGCATACACTGGCGCGCCTAGCGTGATCGCGCCCGTAACCGTCAATTCGTACACGCCTTGCGTATCGATGGTAACAACGCCGTCGGCGGTTCGGTTGATCTGGGCAACGCCTACGATTGATCCTACAACTACAGGATCGCCAGAAACGACGCCAGCGGGTACGGCAACTGGCAACCTACGACCAGGCGAATAAATCTCATTTAGCATTGTTGTTGCTCCTATTGCCGATACTGATCGGCGTCATCTTTCAACGGTTGATTAGACGCGCCTACGCGCCTATACGCGCCCGCGCGCGGCGATCTTCGCGGCGCTTTCGGATAATCCCCAATTGCCGAAGATACCGGCTAGTTCGCCGTTTAGCGCTTCTTCGGCTTGCGCGTCGGTATCAGCGCCGCCAGGCTGATCAGCTGGCGCGCTTTCGCCTAGTCCTACGATGCGCGCGCCGCCGATATCTTCGATATAGCGCGCTTCTTCGCGTACCAGCTGATCAGCGCGCGCCAGCAACGCCGCCGTATCAAGCTTGCCATCATTGATCGTAGCTTCGCGTACGATGATCGGCGTCAACCGCTGGCGCGTGATCGCTGGCAAGCCGCTGATCCGCGCTAGATGCTGGGTAACAACGGTTTCGGCTTCGCGGAGCGTTGCGGCTTCGGCTAGCCGCGCTGTTTGCTGGGTAATCGGCGCTAGCGCTTCGGTTAGCGCCGCTGGCAACGCTGTACCCATTGCGGCGGCAATACCATCGCTAACCAGCTTCTTGATCTGTTCATCAGTCATTGCTTGATCCCCTTCTAATGCTTCGATTACGATAACGCTACTATCATCTTGCGCCCGATTACGCAAGCTTTCGAACAATGGTACCAGCTTGCCGCCAGCGCCAGGTATAGTAACAAAGTCAACGCGATTAAATTTGCTGGGTGTTAGCGCCGTGATAATTGGGCCTTTTTTGCCTTGCGCTTCACCTAGTACCGCTTTACCGCTAGCGCGGATCGATGTGCCGATAGCTGGCGCGATATCATCTAGATCGGTTCGCAATATTTCGCGAACTTTCGCCATAGCGTACAACCCTGATCCGTGTTTCGGATCGTCTTCGTATTGCGCCGCCGTTGTAAACGTTGCCGCCAGGCGCGTGATCGTGCCTTCTGGTCTAGCGGCTTCTTCGGCTGGCGTATCGTGATCTATGTACATCTTCGTACCAGCGGGAAACGCGCTAGCGCCGTCGCGCTTTAGCACATCGGCGCTATAGTACCCTGTTGATCCCCAGCGGTTAGCATCGATTAGCTTGATCTTAACGGTACCATCGGCGGCTATAGCGCTTTCGCACAAGTTAAGCGGATCGCCAGGTACTAACGGTAGATCAAAAACGCCAGGATCGCTAGCGCTTTCTTGCGCGCTTGCGCCTGGCTGTATGTATGATACTTTCCTAACAACGAAGATCGGCGTACCCAGCGTAACAACGCCTTGATCGGTTACGTCGTAATCAACCTGATAGTATGTAGTGTTAGACCAGCTTTCGCTGTATATAAAGTTCGTATCGAAGATATCAACAATACGCCAGCTTTCGCGGTATCGATCTTCAAGCGGCGCGCCTTGCGTCTTTTCTTGAAGTTCGGCTAACGACGCCGACAACAATAACGCTAGATCGCCTATGCTAAAGCCGCCAGCTTCTTTAGAATTTACCTTATCGTCGGCTGGTTCGGTTTCGCTTTCGTCGGCGGCGTCTAGATCGATACCCGCCGATTTAAGCGCCGATACGATAGCATCTAGCGCCGTTTTGAGCGCTGATCGGTTCTTCTTGTTTAGTACCGCGCCAGCTTCGCGATTACCGACTATAGCAGCTTTAGCCATTATTTTGATCCTTTACGGCGGTATTGCTCAACACAGCGGCAACCAGGAAAGCGAAGCGGCGTATTATGCCCACTACTATGTACGCTATTTAGATCAATCCAGCCATCGGCTTGATTATCTATGCAACCATCGCTAACTTTATCATCGCCGCTAGTTAACCAATACTTTTCAAGCTTCAACCCGTTAGCGCTTAATGCTTGCGCGCCAGCCGCGTTACCAGCCTGGTACGCGTTACCCATTTC